GTCGAGCCAAAACTTATGACGGCTGGCGTTGCTGCAACGGCATTTGCATTTGTCGTTGCGAGTTTAAATGTATTTGCTGTCAATACCACTGCATAGTAAATAGTATTAACACTCAAGCCATTAATAGTTGTTCCAGTGTAGTAATATTGGACTGGAACACCTGTCGTTAATCCATGATCGATTGATGTTGTTAATATATTCGAGGCGGAATTTGTTATCAATACCTGACTAGCTGCTTTAGAGATTCGGTAAAAAACATTATAAAGTGACGCCTGACCTTCCCAGGATGCGTGAACTTTGCTCCCTATAACACCTGGTGCAATAAAATAGGTACTTTCTGTCAATGTTAAATTAGAAAGAGAGGTAACATAGGGTTGATCTATACCAGTTTTGGGCTTTTGTAGCACTAATCCTGATTCAATTGCGCCAAACTTACTGGGATTATGCTCAACAGCCGATACGGTAAATAAATCTGCATGCTTGCCATCTTGTGCAATCGATACTACTCTTGCCAACATCGGCACAACTTCATCGCTCAATACAAACACTGCATTGTCTAGTGGCAGTGTTGTTAAGGCTGTTGTCCATGTTAAGGTGGTAAAAGTGCCTGCTGTTTGTGTAAGTACCCTTTCAACAAATGAGCCATCTGCCATCGCTATAAAGATGGATACGGATGCTACAGCAGTTAAGCCTGAGCCTAGCGATAAGGTTACTGGGGCATCTAATGTTGCGGATGTAGAAGAGCATGCAACTATTCTTCCACCTGTTCGTTTGCCTGCTCTAAATGAATCACAAATTTTTATTATTTCACCAGGAAATAACAAGGAGGAATCCAGCCCCACATTGAAGGTAATAATGTTGGATTCGTATTTTTCGCTATAGAGTATCCAGCGCCCTACTCGCTGCGCCTGACCTCTGCTACTGCAACCAAATGCAACAGTGTCAACCTTCTTAATGCCCATCGATGAATTAACCAAATCATGATCTTCAACATACTCGACACGTTGCTTGTAATTGTAGTCAGGGTCATTCCATGTCACATTAACAACGCTGTGACGATCTCTTCTTGATGAGCTTGAGTAATTAAACTCGCCATTAACCACATTAGCTTGATTAAATATCATTGTGGGTGTGGCTGGAGAATCTTGCCTAAAACAAACCATGCCTCCATTCCAATATGCCATACCTCTAAATACAGAAGTTATATCAGAAATAATTTTGTAAGCTTCAGCTTGCGTCTGTAACTGTGTATTAATGGTAAAGCGCGCTTCTTTTCCTCCAAAGCCATCATCCACCAATTCATCACAATATTTGCCAATGGTGTACAACATTGACTTATCAACCTGCACTGCTCCAATGTAGTTACCTAAGCCATAACGTGAGCTTGTTAACAAATCATACAGTATCCACGCAGGGTTGCTTGATATCGCTGTAGTAAAGCCGCCATTCCATATGCCTGTATAAATGCCTGTCGCCTTACCATCGCCATCTATTGTGATATTGTTGGGAACTTGTATGTACAAGCCATTAACTAAGTAGCCACGACTGGGTACGCTTGAAAAGGTTGTTGGGTCTAAATCAACTGATATTAATGCAGAGTTAGGGTAATTTAAGTTAGCATCGGTTATTTCAACATAGCTATCAAAATAGGTTTTGTTTTGAAGAGCGGCAGTTGTACTGTCGGCAGTAACCCTTATAACTTTTATCGTCCAGCCAATTGTTGCTGTAGGTAACGTCAAAACAGTGCTTTTTTGATATTTTGATTTTGTTTTACCCTTTATTGTTACATCTGTGCCAAAGGGAACGTAAGAGCCGCCATCGACTGATATCTGAAAATTGTAAGTGACGCTACTTCCGCTAATGTCACCTGTTGACATATCTTGAGAGGTTAGAGCGGCTATGTTGATAATAATTCGAACTCGATCAACATTTAAATTGGTAATAGAAAACGTCTTTGGCGAAAGTGTTGTAAACTCAATACTGGACATACTGGTGGGTGTCTCAATGCTTGAGAAACCAGGTATAACCTCCTGATCAGGACTGCCATCTCTTGAGTCAAAACTGGTTGCTGGAAAATTATAATCACCTGCCTCATTTAACAATGCTGTGTTGTTTAGAAATATTGACTGAGCGCCATTAACTAAACCACCAATCTTACCTTCGCCTATCAAGTCAATAACCGATATTTTAGCTTTTGATTGTAGCGTATCAGCTGCCTCAACCGCTTGTCTTGCCGCACCGCCAGAACCCTTTCCACCACCTCCAGAACCTGTTACAGCCGCGAAACGTTGTCTGTGACCACCATTGTGAACCCTTATGCCATCAGCTATAAAAGTGTGATGAGGCTCGACTGTCAAGTTGTAGACAGACTCGCTTTCAACAGCGGTCATGCTGATAATAGGTCGCAAATGTCCCATGCCATCGACAACTGCATCATGCTCTGTGAGTGTGCCTATTTCAACAAAAGCATTGTATTGGTTTAACACCCAGTGATTAGGTGTTATAACTATCTCACCATTCCAAAATTTAACATTTAGTAGCGGCTGTGGATCTTCGTGAATATGTAATTTAGTAACCTTTGCAAGATGAATATTATTGTACTCATCAAATGCCAATACCGAATCACCCTCCTTAATTAATTCGATAGCAACCGTTTTTCCATGCTCTAACTGAACTTGTGTACCCGCTTTAAAACAGCCACCACCTGACCCTATAATTTTTTCAATAGTCATTATGCCGCTCCTGTTGTAAAGCTATAGATGGATGTACCTAAATACTTATTATTTACCCAATCTTTAAAACAGCCTGATGGTAGCACTACAAAATAAGTAGTATTTGCTGCCAAATTAGTTAATGGATTGATCGTCACTTGCGAGCCATTAATGGTCACTGAGCCGCTTGTTGCAACATTAATGCTTTCAAACACTGTTCCACTTTTTTTATCTTTACGAATGCGAATAGTGCCTGCGCCCTTTTTGACCGTTTCAGAGAAAGTTAAAACAATATTTGTAGTTGTTGCGACACCAACAGCGCCATTTGAGGGGCTGAAAGTAACTATAGTTGGGGCAATTTCATCTTCTGACGAATCATCAACGGTTAATGACGCTGATATAGGATGAGAGCCTACTAAACAAGTGCCATAAATAAGCGAGACTGGAACGCCTTGCGCGACTGTATTGGCTGGACCATTAAAGTAGTAAGAGGTTTTATCAACTCTTGATGAGGTATCATAAGTACCCATCGAAGGTTGAGGTGTTAAGATGGAAACAATGCCCTGTGCCATCATTGCTACGCCACCGAGACCTGCCATTACAGCTTGTCCAATGGTTAAAAACCCATATTGCTGCAAGGCAACAGCGGCAATAATGATCACTGCCCCTAGTATTATTGCGCCAAACTTGCCACTACCTTTTAAAACTGGCGTAAAACGGATGCTGATGATTTTTCCATCCATGAACAGTTCTTGCTCGGTAATATCGCTTGTTATGCCATTTTCATATTCGCAAGTGACCTGATAACCTTCATAATTAACTAAGTTATCCCTTACCCAATAAGGCAAAGAAGGCTCATTACAACCAATCATGCGTATAGCTTCTGCGGGTGAATTGACACATAAATCCCACCGTTTACCAAATTTCTTGCCCATTGCGCCATCTAAAATTACCGCTGTCGTCACGCTGTTTTCTCCATAAATGATTGATGACGCAAATGATGCGTAGTATGCTTTTGATAAAAACCGCCACCGTAAACATCCGTCCTTGATAGACGACCCATGCAGTGATGTAAAATTCGGTCATCGCCTACATAAATAGCAATATGATCGGTAACAGCAGGCGATATTTTGATCAAAAATAAATCCCCGACATTTACTTCTTTATCTAACAGCGAAACAAAGCCTGCTTTTTTATAGCTATCAACTAACATGTTGACGCCTTGCTGCTCCCAATCTAATAATTCAGGATAACCTTTAGCTCTAAAATCGATAGCGATTGAAAATTCTTTTTGGTAGTAGTCTCTTGCCAATGTAAAGCAATCCTTAACACCATAGATATAAGGTCGCTCTAAATAACCCTCTTCAATATCTTCTGGGGCAACATGCACGATGTCGCTAAAGTAAACTCTACCAAAATCACCTTCATTGATGCCTATAATGAACCAATCCACACCTGTTGCATTACATGCCGCAATATCGGTCTGAGAGGGCTGTGGTGACTCGTTTACATGCGAGTGCCAAATGCCATAAACTTCACCATTATCGATGTGCTGACGGTACTCATCAGTCGCTATGACAAAACGCTGTTCAGGGTTGTCGGCAACATTATTGCAACGAACAGCTATCAGTTTTTTACCAACTTTGGTGATAACACCACAGGATTCATTCGGGTAATCTTGCTCTGCAAATTGTTTAATAGCAGTCTCTATCTGCTTACCTAATTTAGCCATATTGCATAGAGCCTGGAAAGCCACCATAAGGTAGAACTGCTGTTGTTCCAAAACGCGCTTCGCAAGAGGTTAAACGTTTGCCGCAGACATCCGAGGCTAACGTATAAACTTGCGTATCTACTGCGTTAAATAGCTTTGCCCCTACTGCATTGGGGTTATAGCCACATTCTGCACCTGCGTATTTCCAGGGACAAGAGTTTTGATGCACCTGTCTTGATGGCAGCATGACGCCCATCAAATCAAAAGCAGAAGCTAATTCCCACTCGATCATATAGCGTGTTTCTGACATTTTTTGATCTATAAACCAGACATCATCAGGGTAATGCTGATTAGGATCAGCAGTCGTATTGATACCGCCGACAAAGTTGACTGCATCCAAATACTTAACAAATGTTCTTTTGCGAATTAATTTTGCGCCAATCAAGTCATCGAATTGATAAACGGTTGCGCTAAATGCGCCATCAACATTAGCTAATCGTATTTTGGGTCTAGGTAGCGCACCTGTTGTTCCCGATGCGAACCCTTCTGATTCAATAGGTAAAGCAATGTAAGTTTTACCTTGCCAAATAACATTTGCCGACAGTTTATTTGTGCCTGCATAAAAATACATGTAGTTGTTTGCGATACCTGTCAATACGCTCACATCCAATACATAAAGCTCCATTAGTGCGCTAGGTGATAACGATTGTATTTCTGCTTGTATCAGAGCTGTTGTGGAGTCTGATATGTCCATAACATTGGCAACGTTACTATCAATAGCCATTACGCATTAGCCTCATACACGCGATTAAACTTAACGGCAACTTGTCCAATTTTTGCTGACACTTTTGCGAATGCATACTCCCTACAAACATACACACCTAACTCTCCAAATGGATTTGTCCATTGAAAGCTGGTAACAGCGCCCATACTTCTTAAAAAGGTTCTGATCGCCATAATGTCACCTCCTGCTACTGAGCTACCCGTAAACGTCATTGTCCATTCAACGACTTCTGAATTGATACCTCTTGCTGTGCGCTGCTCATAACCATCGCCAAACTTGGTAATGTTTACATCAGGTTTGATACTTTCATTTGCACCCTCATCGGGATACCAAGTAAATATTTGCTTTGCCATAAATAATAAGTCACTGGTGAATTACTTTATAGAATAAACGCTTAGGCTTCATTCGTCAATTTTAAATTGCTATGTAGACCACAGTGCGCCGCCTGGTCGTTTTTGCTCAACAATAGTTTTAACCACCATGCCTTTTATATTGTCAGCCATTTTTGACCACATTTCATCTTGTGTGCCATTTTTACCTGCGCCATCTTGTTTGGTAGACCCATCGCCTTTGTTATCAACATTAATAACAATTGAAACGCCGCCAACAGCTAATCCCGCATTGCCCGCATTCATACTAGACGATAGCCCACTCACCTTATCACTTGATATATTTCCCGCTATGCCGCCTACCGCGAACGAGTTGAAGTTGGACTCTTGAATGGTAGCTGGGATTGATTTTCCACCAGGCAACAACGCCTTCGCGGTTAAGTTACCAGTTACATCACGCATGACAGAAAGGGGAATGCTTCTGCCGTCATGCATGGGTATAAATGCTTCAGGCACATCTGCTTCTGCAAAGAGCGCAATCTGCGGTGTATTTTTTACACCCCCTGCCAACATCTGCCCTCTTGTCATTTTAGTGGCATTGTTTAACATCGCACCGCCACTTGCAAACGCATAAGCGCCACCAACAATACCACCATATTTTTTAGGCATTAATGAGGCGTCGAAGCTCCAATTCATTCCTGATGAAGGCGTTGCGGACATTGTTGAACCACCACCACTTCCACCGCCGCCAAACATACCAATTGCAGACTGTAGGGCTTGCAGCATCAGCATCTTGATAATCATTTGAGAAATACCAGTCAAAACTGTCCGTGTAAAGTCCTTAAAATTTGATGTGCCATTGACTATCATATTAGCTAGACCATCTACCATACCATTGGTAAAGTCCGCCGCAGCTTGTCCAGCTACCATATTAAAATCAATGGTATCTTGCGTCATTTGTTGAAACGCATTTCTATGGTTGTAAGCAATCTCTGCTTGTTTTTCTATATATATATTTTTCTCATTTTCAAGATCAGCAGCCAATTTGCCAGAGTCATTGCCTTGAAGTTTTAAGTTAGTTACCGTGTAATTGTAATTTTCTTCAGCGGCTCTTAAATCTCTTTGTTTTGAAGTAAGTCCAACCCCTCTTGCTATTTTACTGCTTGCGATAGTGTGATTGGATGCCGCCCTCTTATCTTCAATGTAAATCTTATTGTTGTAATCTCTAACAGCATCGTATTGCTGCTCCAATGATGCTTTTAATGCCGCTTTTTCTTTATCGAGTACAACGCCTTTATCATGAGCCGCTTCCATCGCAGCAGTTATGCTGGCATCTTTAGTTTGTTTTTGTATAGCCAATGCATCTCTGCTGGCGGCTATTTTGGAAGTATTTAACTCTCGATTCATTTTGATATCGAGATCCATCAAATATTCGTCTTTTTGATTTGCCTGCGCTATTTGTTGATTATCAATTCGCTCTTTTTCAGCAATAGTATGATTAATGCCTTTAAGTATTTCCGCATCGTGCTTTTTCGATGCACTTTGTGAATCCGAGTTGTACTCTTTTTGTGAGGCGATTTGCGCATCATAACTGGACTCTTGATTTTTTAATGCAATTTGACGATCAATATTAGCAGTATCTTCACCTTTTTTGACCATCTCCTCTCTTTGATAGTCCAACTTAAATGCTTCTGAATCTTTGTAGACAAACGCTTTGGGGTCTTTGCTTTTTAAACCTTGTAATTTGTTTGCTTTTGCCGCGTTATCAGCCCGTTGATCGTTAATTGCCTTTATTTGTTTTTCAAGCTCTTTATCATTGACGCCTGACAATGCGCCATCACTGGGCAATATATTCTTTTTAACCAAGCCAAGACTTGTGCCAACATCTTTTAGTTTTGCGGTAATTGCGTTAATGAATGTGTTGGCTGATTCAAACTTAAGAATGTTTTGCCAATCAATTTGATTAGACTTGATCTTATCTATTTCATTATTGACACCCAATAAATCAGCATCGACTACTTTTATCGCTTCTTCATTTTGTGTTAAATTTTTTGCCAACTCTGCTTTTTTTGCAACATCCGCTGTCTTGTCTATTTCACTTTGTATTTGAGCCAAGTTAAACACATACTGTTGCTTTAAAGACTCCAATGCTTGTCTTTCCTCGTTAAAGCCGACAAACAAAGTGATGCTATCTTTTTGACCCTTTGGTGCAATTGCTTTTGCTGTATTAATGGCTTCGAGCTTTAATCTTTCTTGGTTTTTTAAATCTTGATTTAATTTAGCATCCTGAAGTGTGAGCGTTTCCTCATGCAACTTAAGCATTGCCGCTCTTTTGTAAGCATTAACCTCATCATCTGTCTTCTTTGAAATCTCTTTAAACTGATCGGCATTTTTATTAATCGCATCAACCTTAATTTTATATTCGGTCGTTGTTGATGCTAATACAGTCTCCACTTCAGCTTGCGCCAATTGCTTTTGTTTGGCAATTTGATTGTTGAAATTCTCTCTTTGACTTTCTTGAATTGCTTGCTGTGATACTTTAATGATGTCGTTGTAAGAGGCAAGCTGATCTACCATTTCTCTTGGCGCATCGCGCGTTTTGCCATCAGCCAATTGATTACCCATTAAGCCTTTGTGACGCTCTTTTTCAATATCTGCACTTAACTTATCCCTAATGGCAGTTAACTCTTCGAGATTTTGTTTGGCTAAATTAATGTCTTCAATTGTCTTAAGTGCGGCATCACCATCTACCCTGAGTGGTTTTGCATTTAACTCACGCTGTTTTGCGGCAACGTCATCCAATGAAGTTACAGCTTTATTACCAAACTCTATAAACTGATAGCCTACTAACGCGACTGCTGTTGCAATTGCACCTAGTGGACCTGGAATTAATTTCAATGCAGCGCCAACAATACCAACCGCAGCAGCCCATGAGCCAATATCTTTAGGAAGTGATTCAGATATTGCCGACATTCTGCCACCATTTTGGCTAGTAACGCCTTCATTGATACCACCCGTCATTGAATTGTTGCCCCAATTTGACAACTTTCTTGTGCCAACAGTTGGGTTCATAATTGCGCCAACTTCTGTTTTAAAGCTATTGTGTGCGGCAGATACCTCTCCTGCAATACTTTTTCCTGCGCCAAACAATGCACCAGCGCCTTTCAAAGCTTTTGATATTGCCCAGAACTCTAAAAATATTTTTAATGTTTTGCCAATCGCTTCACTATTACTTTCCCATGCCTTCGATAGTTTACCAACGGTATCGATGACTGACTTCAAACCATCGCCAAATTTTTGCGCGTATTTTGAAGCCTCGTCACCCTGCAAAAATTCATTCAATCCTTTTAATGAGTCTTTCACTGCATCAAATGAACCATTGTCGCCCACTTTCTTTTGCAGCAATGTCCAGTTGGTTTCAAGTTGAGACATCAACCCATTCCATGTATTCATCATTCTTGCTGATGAGCCTGACATAGAGAATTCCATCTCTTTCATCATGCCGTCAATGGCGGGAATAGCCCTAACCTTGCCTTCTGAAATAGCTTTGACCATCGACCCCATTGTCATGCCCATGCCATCTGCCATATTTTGCATAGCTGAAGGCACAGACTCGCCTAATTGCTGACGCAACTCTTCCATTGAGATAACGCCTTTCGATGCCATCTGTTGAAGGGCAACAGTCGTTCTATGAAGTGATTCGTCATTGCCACCAAAATTAGCAATGGCGTTGGTGATAGCTTTTAGTTTTGACTCAACATCAACCATGCCGACTACTTTCATTTTTACAAAAGAGTTGGATAGTTCTTTTAAGGCAAATGGGGACTGTTTTGCCGCCTCGTACAAAAAGTCCATGTCTTTAGCAGCGTCTCTTAATTTGCCCTGCGAATCGACCGATTTTGATAAACCTTGAAGTAATACAGAGGTTCTTTCAACTTCTGCATTTGCTTTGACTAGCGAATGAACAAATGAACCGACAGTGTCACTTGCCATTGAAAAGACCGAATGCAGTCCTGACGTAACGACTGCAATATCTCTTAAGTGCGGTATTGCACCTGAAATTCCTTTTTCTATGCCGCCCAGCTTAGTATTAAGCTGACCTAGTTGACCGGATAGTTGCTGTGCTGTAGTGCCAGCTTGACGCATTCTGCTGGTATATTGACCATCCTTAAGTTCAAGCTCAACAACTAAACGACCGATACTCATATCTTTATCCTATATTTGATTAACTCATAATTGCTTTTAATCTTTCCAATCCATCTCTATCAATTTCATTGACTTTCGTAGCAATATCCCCGACCGAGCTTGATAAACTTTGTAAAGTTTTTTTGTAAGACTCGTCATCCAATACTGCCGCTGCAACTCTTATCGAGCGAATGTCATCAGCGGACTTCATTCGATCAATTGATCCTGAAAGTAGCCAAAATCGCTTAATTGGCATCTTTAATACATGCGTGTCGGTTAGTCCATAAAACGACAACACTCGGCAAAAAAGAAAGCCAAAATCAAGTGAAATTAGCTTGCCTACTTTTTTTCACTTTCGTCCGATGAATCGTCTTCGGGCAACGTCCCATCTCTTGCAAAAGCGGCAATCAAATTCAGTTCGTGCAAGGAGCGTTTCATCAATATCTCTCTTGGGCAACTCGGCACACTAATGAAAACAGTTTCAGCCAAAAACAACACACGGTCTGATGTGGTTGGGTTATCTTTTTTATCAGCTTCTTCTGCCATTTCATTTATTCTAATGAAATCCTCCACCGATACGTCCTTAATCGGGTAACTAACTCCCTCTAGTGTAATTACTCGCTCTTCCTTGCTAAGTGCATCAATGTTTAAAATTTTTGTCATATTGTTACCAATAGTTGCAAGCCCCTTTTAAGCAAGGGGCTTTATATAAAATATCAAAGTTAAGTCGGTAATGACTTACTAATTAAACCGCAGCTAAATCACCTAATTTGAATAGCACTTTTGTCTCTGGGTCAGGATAACCATTAAACTCAGTGTTAAAAATGCGCTCATCATTGTACTTAAATGAGAATTTCATTGCGCCTGGGGTTGCCGCTAATGGCACTGTTAAATCTTCAGCAGTTGATGCGCCATTTGCGATAGGGTGTAATGTTAATACGCCAGCAGTTGCCAACAAATTGGTGCCTACTGCATTAGTAACGTCAACGCGAATTAGTGTTCCATCAATTCCACCTGTCAATTTAGCGCCTGACATAGTGACTTTTGTAGCCGCAGTGCCTGTTGCCAATGTGAAATCATTGCCAGCAATTGATTTTGTGTTGTAAGCAATGCCAACTACTGAAGATGCCGCCACATAAGAAAATGTTGCGTAGTTGATTGACTCACTTAAAGCAATTTTTAAATTTGCAGCAGTTGCCGCAGCACTTCCACCCAATGTTACTTCGTTGGCATTGGCTGCAAATGTTTTAAAAGTAATTGTTTTTCCATTTACAATGATAGTTTCACCGTTTGATGGATTTGTTGCGATTGTGATAGAGCCTGTCGCCGCAGTTCCATTACTAACCATTGTTGATCCTGGCATAATTGCAACCAAGTTATCAACAGTTGTTTCTGCCAATGGGCAAGTAATTTTGATATTACGTTTAGTGATCCATTCATTAACAATAGATTCACCAAATTGATCAACAGTTGTTTGGTGCGTGTCAGTTGTTACATCAACGTCAACACCGCCTTTTGTATAGCCTAAATCAAACCCTTTGTAAGTGATTGAGCAAACACCCAATTTTACATTATCAGTATTACTAGCCATTTTCGTTCCTTATAAGTTTTAAAAATTAATGTTCAACATAAACCGTCTCAAAATTGACGGAAAATTCGATAAAATTTCCTTCCGATGTAGGGAAAGAAATTGGGTCATGAAGAGGTTGAATAAAATGAATCAACATGATTCCGTCTGAGTATTTCAAAACTGCTTTAAATGCACTTATTACTCGCTTTGCTAAGTCATAACCACTCTCGTAATCATTGCTTCTTACGACTGTTTGAAACTTTGCCCTTTTATAATCAGGCAAATCAGCATAAAGCTTTGCCCCATTGCCACTATGTGTAATCAATACCCCTTCGGAAAACGTTTCAGGAAGGTGATATATAAATATCTCTTGATCGGTAATTGCGCTGGATAATATGCTCCAAAATGGCATCAAGTTCATTAGTGTCCAACCCCTTGATGTACTTTTGATTCGGTTTTGCGCTTTATTTCGTCATCCAAATCATCTAATGCTCTTTCTAGGAATTTTCTTCCCACTGTTACGCCTAATGAATCTTCTTTGTCTTGCGATAGAACGCCTAAATTGTAGACACCCTCATGCATTTGTAGTGCATAGTCGCCCACTGTTCCACCTTTTGCATTGGGGGCAGCCACTTCATCATCAACATAAACCGCATAGGTATTTCTTCTGTTATTACTGACATCTGCAAACTTTTGCACCTTAATTGCTTTTTCGAGATTACCCTCGTCAATAGGCGCGTATAGCACAGCCAAATCTTTAATATCTTCAGCGCCTTTTGCTAATTCTTCTCTAGCGCCTGAACTACTTCTGTCTGCGACATTCATTAATGATGCGGTCAAATCATTGAACCCTGTCAATACTACGCCCATATTGAACACTCCAATTGATAGTGGTCATCCTTGCCACTTACATCTGTTCTGAAGGTCATTTTATCGACACGCAATTTGATACCTTTAACCGTTAGTCGATCACCTACGCTGACAGAAGGTGTTAAATTAGCCAATAATGTAGTGTCCGATACAATCTCATGAGCATTACCCATCGATGCAGATTGGCTGCCTCTTCCTGCCGTCTTTGCCCTTTCGCTTGTTAACTTAACAATTGAGCAATACGATGAAAAAGTGGCAGACACGGTGGGTTGACCATACGCATCGTGGCTTGACAGCTTTTCAATCTTCATCAAAACATTACCTTTAAACATGAAGACATTCTAACAGGCTATTGACAAAAAAGTAAGTCATTTGTTACTTACTTTTTCATATAACTAATTGAATTGGTATAAGTTTTGTATTGGGGTGGTTGTATTTGTCAACCACACTCAATGCAACAACCTCATCATTAGACAGTTTTAACGCCTCTGCATTTTTACTAGAAGCTGCCAACATGAAGCTAAAATAAATAGCCTTTATGATTTCACTTCGAGTAACAGTTGCCACATAGCGTTCTGAATTCCATTTTTTACCCGCTCTATCAACAAAACTAAAGCGCACAGATTGATTGGCGGCAATTTTCGCCGCTATCTGAGAAGTGCCTGCATCGACTCGTCTTACTACCATTAGCATGTATCTAAACAAATCGGCTCTAGCTGCCTCTATATCTGAGCGCATCTGATTTTGATAAGCGAGCTTGAGCGTGATGGCGCTCTCTGCAATCAACTTAGACAAGTCCTTAGCGTCACTTGTTGTCATTGTCTGCTCAATAACCGACAACCCTTGACTCAACGCTATATCAATAGCCTTTAGCGAATTGCTCTGAATCAATTTACAGGATTTCATAAACTGCCTTACCGTCATCTTATTGACTTCAAGCACAACGAATCGATTAAACTCGCCAATGACGGAAGTTAAAAACAATTTATAAACGCTAGTAACGCCTATTAAGCAGTTATCAATAGCGAGTAGTGTATTAGCCCCGTCCAAGTATGCTTCCGTAATACAGATAGCCAGTTAATGCTTCCAATGCTCTTTTTGATACAGGTAGCGACAACATCTTTGTTGAACGCCATGTGGTTGTTGATTCACCTATTTTTCGAGTCGTGATGCCATTTTGTCTATCTTCTGACGCGTCATCACCACCTAAAATAAAGTCTGCTTCTATTACCTGAGCCGCTTTCAGCTTTGCTATAAAAACAGCAGGTAACAAAGTGGTATAACCCATAGGCAACAGATTTAATTTGTTAATAACCACGCTGCGTCTACCCATATTATTTAATGGAATTGCGCCTGATGCCATTGTATTTACTTCCGTGACGTAATTTAACGTGCCACCTAAATAGTTATAATCAACCAAATAGGTTATTCTGCCCATTCTATTAAATGCTTCTTTTAGAGCCACTAACTTATCTGCCGCAGATGCTGTGTTGAATGAAGGCAGATTAGGTATGTCATAAGCGGTTAATTCAGCTTCTTGTACGGTTTGATAAGAGTCGACCATAAAAGAGATTTCATTAGCACTATTGATAATGTATGTTTGATCGACCCGAACGTTATTCCCCGCTGCTGCGGTTACAAACACTGTTATCTTTCTGACGCTTTTTAATTCGCCCGCTGATAGCACATTGGCAGTGCTTGGTATCACAATGCTCGCTGTGGTATCGCCTGCTGAAAAACCTGTTACTGGCGTGTTTGCGATAACTACGGCATTATTTTTATCAAATAATGTATAGGTCGCAGAAAGCGTATCAATTGAAGATCCATCTTCATATAAAAGATCAAGTGTTAGTGTTGCAGAAGACCCATTCAGATACGCTATCATCTCGTTACTCCGTAACTGAAAGTAAAGCTGAGATAATGCTGGCTACTGATTTTGCCTTGATGTCATGCTGTTCGGCAATCTCTCTAAGCCCTTGTATGCCTGAGCTATCCGCCACTGACTCTAAATATTCCCGTGTGTACTTGGCAGGACTTGCAACAATAGGCAACTCTTCTTGCACTTCAGGAATCTCAGACAATTGCTCAACCACGCTACCCTCTTGCTCTTTAGCAAGAAGTGACTGCATAAATTCGATAGCTGCTTGGTCAATGACAATCGGTCCAACCTGAAATGATGAACCATCTTCAAGTATTTTATGAAGAATATAATTACCACCAATCATGTTGATTTGTTTAACGGTCAACTCATCATTAGTTATGCTATCTTCAAAAACAGCACCACCAATTTCATCACTTATTAGTTCGCAACCTTCTGTTTCTATTTTGTACATCTTAATGCTCCACAATTAAAATTCATTAAAACAAAGGGGCAATAAATGCCCCTTCATCATACTTGTCTAATTGCTTAGATTAAAGATTTGTAATACCAGTAATACGAGCTAATGATTTAGTAGATTTTAGAGCTAATCCACAATACCATTTCAAACGTGTACGAGTTGCATCTTTGTTTTGAACAGTACCTAAATCTTCAACAACGATACCAGCAGAGTCACCACCGTATAAACCGTGAAGACCATCCATTTCGTTGAAACGAACTGCATAAATTGAAGTACAAACGCCAGATGCAGTACCTTGAGTTTCATTGTTAGGAATGAACTCGTTGATCAAAATAGGTACGCCATTGTGAGTCATTACTGGCAAACCAAAGTTTTCAATCATTACTGATTCAGCAGACAAGCCGCCTAACCCACTTGATCTCAACAATGCGCGGTAAGCTCTCAAAGTGCCTGGACGCATGATGATTGCATCAGCACCAGTTGGTACTAAGTCAAGCAATTGGTCAAGCATAGAGAAAGTAATGGTTGCGCCATTAGTTGCTGCTGCAAAAGTTTGGTTAGCGTTAGAATACGCATCAGTAGTTAAACGAGCTAAACCGCTGAATTCTAAAGAATTTACAGTGTTGTTGCCTTGAATCAATGTTCTGCGGAATTTACGAGCAATGGCTTTTGCTTTTTGAGCAATTTGAATAGCGCGTTGGTCGTTAGTGTTGCTGTAAACTGATTGCAAGAATTTATCTACGTCAACATCGCCAATCAATGTACGAAGGTTGGTAGTAATTTCTACCATTTTCGCGCCAGATTCTAAGATGTTGGTACCAACATCTGTAAAGTCAGGCTCTACAGTGTTTGAAGTTCTGTTGCCATAAGCATCAGTGGTAATTGACACTGTTGCGGATGCAGGGTTGCCATTACCTACGTTTGCAGAAGCATCCCAAGAAGAAGCATCTTCTCTGTTGTAGACATAAGCTTTACCATCTACACGAGTAAAAGGTAATTGTGCGAACATTTGGTCGCGGTCGATGATTTCTTCAATTACGCCAGCAACTAAATCATTGTTAGTTAACGTAGCGGCTACAGATTTTAATAAAGGCATTTCAGTCTCCGAATAAAGTATAAAATAGTGTTTTTTAACCTTTACTGAAGCTCTCTTATCAGCAGGCAGCTTTGTTACTGGTTAGTTACTCTATTTCGCAAGTTCTCTTATGCTGAATAAGGTAAGTCATCCGTGACTTACATTATCCACTTAAATAATTGATTGTCAACAATTATCTATGATTGTTTGCCTAACGCCTTTGCTATTCTGTCCATGCCCTTTAATTGCACTTGTGAAGCAAGATTAACGCGGTCTCCCGTTGTTGAAGAACCTGATCCCGCTTTCACTTTTGACTTAATCAATCGCTCTTTATCAGGGTCAGCTTCTATAATTTTACGCAATGAATCTTCAAAACTTAATGGCTCACCACTGGCATCAACCAATTGGACGCGATTTTGCGCACCTTTAGGTTTGTCATAAGCCACCACTTTGTCGCCCTCCAATTCAAAATGCGATCCGTAAATAATGCGAGTCTTTTCTGAAGATAGAGTCAATTCATTATTGATAAAGTTTGAAGTGCTAAATGAATGACCTAATGTTAGCTTATCAATTTTTTGCTGTTGAAAATCTGCCAATGCTTGTAACTCAACTGCCTTATCCGCATGCGCTTTGACTAATTTTGAATTTTCTTCAGCCATTTGCTTTTTCAACAAGTCCCATTGACCTTGATCTTCAAGCTTTTTATTCTCCATATCTTTTTTGTTGTTAAGCAATTCTTTTACTTCATCAAGATTAATGCCTTCAAATTTTGATAATTGCTCTTTCATTACCAACAAAGCGGCTTCGCTTTCTTTGTTTTTTGTTTTTTGCTTCATCAAGTCTTTAAGAAGATCGGCTTCCTTATCTGACATCTTAGCAGGGTCAACAGTGGTATCTGTCGTGGGTGTAGCAGGCTTGTTCGCGTCCACCACAGGTGGTACAACAGGGTCTGGCAAACCGCCTGAGCCACCTGCGCCATCACCTGCGTTTGCCTCTTCCCAGTAACCTTTTGTTGATAGTTTGTTTTTTAAAATAAATGACATTGTGTTTCCTATTGTTAAAATTAATTATTCGCCATCGGTATTGTTTTCACCCTGCGTATTGCCTTTAAAACCTGTGTTAACTGATTTTTCAGACAATCTGGTAGGCGACTCTTGTTCATTTGCAGTTACAATTGTATCCTCCGTTTCCATCGCATCAATTGCTGTGTACATAACGCCAACAGCTTTTGAGTCCAATGTCGGAAATAATTTATCAACCACATTCTTCATCTGCTGACGCACTATCTCGATAGGTGCTTCAACTAAAATTAGATTTTGGGCAATTGAAAATTCATCACTGATGCCACGAACATCAAACGTTTCTGGATAAGTAATAAATTTTGCAATATCTTCTTCGATCATGGGTGTGCCATTCCACAAAGTTACCAGATGTGCCATCTTCACTTCTGCTCGCTTTAGAGCAACTGCTTTTGTGGTCAATAATGCATTTACACGTTCAAAGTCATAGGCTTTTGCAACGCCTGATGAATTATCAATACCAATCGAGTTATCTTGCTTGGTACGCTCACCTGCCATTCCCACTGTGTGATATATCTCATTGATAATCTTACCAATTGCGGTAATGATCAACTCAGCTTGTTTAGGGTCAGGTGATAAATAAAATGGCTGCGCGCCGCCCTCGCCATCAAATAAGAAAATACGCTTAGTACCGACCTCTAACATTTTGTTGTAAGAGTCCTCACCTGGCATCATGTTTTGCGCAGGCATTGCCAATTGAGAAAACGATTGATCCTGAATAATCGCATCTAAATTAGATAAGTAATTGGCACAAGCTCTATCAAGATAAGCAATATCGGCAATCAATGATGGTGAAGAATATAACTGATCGGTATCGTTATGATCATGAGGGAATACAGGAACGATGCCTAAATTATGAGAGCCGCTATCGATAACACTAAGCTGACGTTCTGAAACTGATCTGTCATTGGTTTGTTCAATTAAAAACCAGTCCATTTTTGTCCACAGACGAAAACGTGTATTGATACAATCTTCTTTGGAAAAGGGGTCAGCATTGTCTCTGAAGGTTTCCGTGATCATGATCCAATTAAGTTCATCATCATCGTCATAGCTCATATCCAATACATGTTGCGGCTTCACAATGTAGGCATACTCTCTGCCTTCATCATCTTCATCACCATCAAGCATTCGATTGTTATCTACTACAATCCAAATTCTGCCATAGATGGAAGAGTCTCTTGCCACTTGACGTATGAATTTATCAATATTTGATCGACCATTTCTGCTAGTGCTTTCCCAAAAATCAGCAATTTCTTCAGGCACATCGTTTACATTTCTGTAGATTTTTGACTTAAATAGGTACTTACAAACCAAGTCAACAATCTCTTTTGAGTGATTAAAGCGATAAGCCCTTACCAATCGCTCTTTGTACTCTAAATCACCCTCTTTCATGTATTTGAAGATGTTGGTCTTAAACCAATCTCGACCCCCTTCATAACATAATTCGAGAAACTCCCAATGAGGCAATCTCATCTCGTATTCGGGATGCCTCTTTTTGATCAATGTTGTTAAATTTTCATTATTCACTGTTTCACCTTAATTATGATTTGCTGAATTCAGATCCAATAGTAAGTCATTACATACTTACTATTAGGGAAATAAATGCAACTGCTGATACTTATACCTGATAATTTAAAATAAGTCACTAGATACTTACTTATCTTACAAGGACATGCCTGCAATTTCAATTTTTCGAGCAGGATATTCATACTCAATAAAGTAACCCGCCGCATCAGTAATATGCTCTACGCTCATTGCTTTATCTATTTCTCGTCCACCTTCTCTGTATATCGTTTGCTCTAACGAATCGATAAGGTTCTTACATTTACTGTCTACACGCATTCTGATTGAGCCATCTGCTGTCAATAGCATTTTATTTACAGCATTAACACGATCAGCAATTCTAGGGTGTTTACGATGATGCTTAATTCGCTTAAAGCCCTTTTCTCTAAAAATATCTAAATCAGTTTCGCCACGCGCGTGCTGTCTTGCGCCGCCCGCTGGGTCAGGATAAATAGTGATCTGATTTAAATGTCGCCAATACTTTCTTTCCAACTCTTCACAAACCTCTTGCGTGTTCGATGAAAATAAAACAATTTCATCAACCGCCCAAATATCACCATTAGGCTGCACTTGAAAAATCGCACTGCTCATCGGATCAATGTTAAAGTCTTGTCCGACATAAATGTGCAACTTAGGATTAAAGGGGTAATTGCCTACATGTATTTTTCTATCAAACGTGTGATAAACCCTGCCTGACATACTTTCAAAAGAGGCTTCCATTTCTTGACGAAATGTTTTTGGATCCATATCTTGACGCGCTTGCTCTATTTCCTCCGCTGGCACAAAAGGCGAACTGATTGTTTTGAACTGCCATGACTTCCAAGCCTTTGATTCTCCTGACATTCCTTTTACCCAAATATCATAAAAGTGATTATAAGACTTTGATGTTCCAATAAATAATCCAGTTCCGCCAGTTGTTGCCAGCGTTGGTCTTAATACTGTTCTCCATACGCCAGGTCGCATATCTTGCATTTCGTCCATTACCAGGTGATTTAAGCCAACACCTCGTAAACTATCTTCATTGTCAGCGCCTTTCAGCTCAATAATAGATTCATTAATTAACTCAATCCGCATGAACGTTTCATTCTTGCGCTTAATCCATTTATTAGGAATTAAACGATTCATGTCGTCCCACATGATTTGCTTCGCCATACGATATGAAGGCGCTACATACCAAACCAATCGCCCACCTTTCTCTATCGCTTTGTCAATAAGCGACACCTGAGATAGCATGGATTTGCCCCAACGCCTTCCTGCTGCAACTACCTTGAATCTTGTTTTGTCATGAAATACCTCATGCTGCTTTGGGTGTAGACGAATCACTCATCGTCCTCATAATCATCGTCAAGATAGTCTTCATCATCGTCATTGGTATCTTCCCGCAAACGATTTTGGACTTCCGCTATATCTTCATCAGTCATTTTTACAATGGTTAGAACGGGTGCGTCCGCCGCTGTGTCAAATTTTCCATTTTCAAAGCCCAGACAAAGACCCGTTAAGCGCAATTGCTTTTCAAACAGCGTTTGACAATCCAACAATGTTTTGATGGTATCTTTGATGCTATCAACATTGCCCTCTCGAAATGCCTTCGTCATCGCATGTTCGGTAAGTTTGCCAATTAGCTCACCGCGTCTGAAGGTTTCTCGTTTGGCTTCAGTTATCAAACGCCCTGCCTCCATCGTGCTAAAGCCAATAGCTCCTTCCATTGCCATAACCGTTTTATCAATCGCAGACAAAGTAGTTTTCTCTGTTGACGCTTCACCTATCTTGATACCGCCTAACTTCTTTCGCTTTGCTAAAATGGCATTAACCGATACGCCATAAGTTTCGGCAAGTTCATTTTGCGTATAGTGACCTGACTTCAGTAAGGCAATTAACTCGCCCCACTGATGATTATTTAGCCGCGCTTTTCTGGGTCTTTTAACTTTCTTTTCGCCAGAATCGCCCCTTGTTGTTCCGCTATCTAATTCGGAATTAGTTGTTAAATCATCATCCATTACATTTTCCGATAGGTTTAAATAAAGCCGCTGAGTCTAGTGCGGGTAAGTTTTTCGACATCTCTGTATAAATACTTGTTAGAAGCTTATTAATAATTACAATACAATATGAAAAAACAAAACTTACCCGCACTTTCTTCAACAGCGGTTTACGTTTTGATATGTGATTCTGCAATGCGATATCCTTCGGATGTTAAAGCCAATACTCTTCTTTTCTGTCCTCTTCTCGGCTCAAGCTCTTGCTTAGTTACCCAGTTGTTTTTAATTAACGCGCGGATTGAAAATTGTAATGACGCCTTGCTGGTTTCATAATCCAAATTAGATAGCACTTGATCGATGTCGGGGAACTCCCCTAACTCACCACCTTTTCTAATTGCTATTAATAATAAAATTTGTTTCTTAGTGACTCTCAAAACTAATATCCTAATAAAATAGAGCTTGCTGACGCTACGATAATAAATAAGCGGTGACTTATTACATCTTTAGCAAAAAACAAGCTTAAATCGCTTCTAAGCATGACCATCGTCATCATCGTCGTCATAGTCTCTAAAATGATTCGAGTAAATGGCTAACAAGTAAAATGCGCAGCCATAACTAAAAACGGAAACTATTATGTTTATATCAAACAGAACTGGATTCACTCTTGTCTCCGATATATTCAAATGATGCGGTTACTCTGTTTGCAGAGCTTTTAAATATGCCTGTTTTGCCATTAACAGGTACGCGTCCAGGCTTTCTTGTCATTGCCCATTTTTTTGAACGAATGCGATGAGCAATCATTGATGGGTGACTGGTAACACTGGAGTAACGTTTACCTTGATCAATAAAGTGTTGAGCAATAGCCTCGCTAAATGCGTTGCCAATGCCTACGCCTTGATAATCTGGCAAACAAACGGTTCGATGCGCACGCCACATGTTCTTCAACTTAGGGTGTGGGAATGGAATAGCTGCGCAAAAAGCAACAGGTTGACCATCAAGAAATGCGACAAAACAATGTGCAGATTTGTTAACGGATGCATCTAAATAATGATGGTTTTTGAAAATTCCCCATGCAGAGTGATGTACCCTGCGTATGACGAGTTCGATAGCTGGTCGCTTAAGTAACCCCCTAGTGATTTTAAATTCACCGGTATCAACGTGATAAATCCAATCAGGCTCTAACCATTCAGCTATGTCGTAATGACAAGAGATGGCTACCATTTTTCGATTGGTTGAGCGAATCATCTTTTGCACAGCAGATGAACAAACTTTAGCAACTGTTCTGTCAACCACCGATGTGAACTCATCAATCATAATGGTTTCACCTTCCTTTGACTCTAAGATTAGGCGAGCTATCTCGGTTCTAAATTTTTGACCATTGCTTAAAACTGAAAATGGCAATACCCAAGATGGTGGCGAACTAAAGCCAACCTTTGATAATGCTTCGACAATTTCTTGCACCTGCAACTCTTTAGCAAAATCATCAACAAAACAATTGGCATTCCAATTGTCATGACGCGAGCCGTCAAATAATTTAGCTTCTGGAAAAGCAGCTTTGCCAACAGTTGTCTTGCCGCAACCAGAGGGTCCCACTATTAAACCGATAGACCACTCCTCATTCTCTATAGGAATATCGATATCCCATGACTTTGAGAGCTTTTTCTCAACAGGCACATCGAACATACCTTCAATGCAAGCAGATCGAAAGGATTGTTGGTAATCTACTTCTAACTTATGAGTAAACTTTGGCATAATTATGTCGTCATGATGCTACAGTCACGACCATCAGCTTTAAGTTGTTGCCATAACTCAAACTGCTCTGCTTCGCCTGAACACTTAATTGATACTATGTAAGATTTTTCGTATTCAACATCTTTGATTGTTGGCTTAGGCTTATCAATTTCTTCAAAGTTGTCGATATCTACTGGCAGCATCCTACTAATGTCGTCTGTTGAAAATTTTTCTAAAATGGACTGAACTTCAGTTGTTTCCATGCCAAATAGTTCAACATCTAAAAGCGAAAAATCGTAGCCTGAAGTTAGCTGTTTAATTTCATTAGCCAATAATGCGTCATCGTAATCGTTGCTTGACACTTTGTTGTCGGCAATTCGATAAACGCCCTTCTGCACTTCGGTCAGATTTCTTTTAACGATGACAGGTACTTTTTTGAACTTGAGTTTTAGCGCGGCTAAACGTCTTCCATGACCTGCTAAAATTATGCCATCCTCATCGATAAGAATAGGAACGTTAAAGCCAAACTCTTTAATAGTTTTTGCTAATTTATTAACCTTTTCTTTTGTATGAATCTTGGCATTGTTTTCATAGGGTATAATTTTTTCGATATCCCACGATTCAATTTTAAGAATTTCTGAATTCTTTTCCGTCATTGTTTTTCCTACAAGTTACTTTGTTAAAGTTGGTAACGATCAAGTGCGCAAACAATATCGATAACCACATAAATATACACAGCGTTCCTATTGCCATCTCTGACATGTGATGGGTATAAGAATAAGTCATCAATGACTTACTTTTAATTATCATTTTCTATCCCGTAATCGCTTAAGTATTCGGAGGGACCCTCTTGTTCGTCAAATCTAATGGGTTCTGCTTCAGCAAACAATTCTCCATAGCAACACAGATCGCAAATTTTCTGATCTTGTCGGTTAGCGCAGATTTTGCAATCAATAGAGCTTCTTTTATCCATCTCATCGCACTTCTTCTGAGGTGTAAGAAGTTGCGCTTAATAAGTGATGCACTAATGCATCCCCTGCGTTTGTTAATGCGTCACTTTCTGTAAATCCGTTAATCTTTATGGTGTCTTTTAGCATCTGCTCAATATTGGCAGCATCTTCTAAAGAAACTTTAAATCGCATGATGGTATGTGTTTTTGGCAATGATGTTTTATCGCCTAATTCTTCAATATCATCTTCGTCAAACTCCAAACCAATTAAACTGTTTAAATCTATCTTAGATGCCGACATCAAGGTTTCGATTTCAATAACGCTTAATGGCATGATGTCTGAAAGAATGTTTGCATCTTCTAATGAATTTAACAAATCTGAGAGCTTTAGACTGTCATCTGAGCCATAACGTGCGTTATGCGTTAAGCTTATCTCCTTCGCTTGATTGTCGTTAATGTTTTTCAACACAATGACTGGCAATTCCTTTATGCCAATTTTTTTTGCAACCCTCGTTCTATGTTCTCCACCTAGTATTTGATAACTGCCATCAAATAACTCTCTTGCGATAATGGCATCGTACATGTTATTTCGCTTTAGACTCTCTGCTAACTTCGCTTCATTTTCTAAGCTCATAACATTGGAGTTCCAGGGATTGCTTGTCAGTAATTCTGTACTAATGTAGGTGATGTCTATTTTTTTCGTCTGTTCCATATATATTTATCGTATAATTAAGTCACTACATACTTATCTTATATATGATGCTATCATCAAATACCTATTAAAACAAATACTTGTTAACAATGGCAGTCATTCAAATAATTTCAAACGCAGTAAAAGCAAAAATAACTAACCCCACAAGGGACGTTAAGTTGTTTATTTCCGATGCGTTATCCTACGAAGTTGAAGGTGCTGAGTACAGCGATCAGTTCAAAACAGGCAATTGGTCTGGCATATCTTCATTCTTTAAAATGACCGACAGCACATTTCCTGCGGGCTTCGCATTACATATAAAAGCTTTGCTTGAAAAGCAAGGTCACATTGTTCAACTTGTAAAAAAGCCTTTACCTGAGCCATTAGGCGATTGGCTTCCTAAAGTTGACAACTTCCCTGAAGAGGAAAGATATGACTATCAGATCGAAACAATTCGATGCCTTGAAGATAGAGGCAGAATGGTTGCGCATGTTGCAACAGGTGGTGGTAAATCAAGAATTGCAAAATTAGCCTACAAACGCATCAATAGAATGACTCTGTTTTTAACAACGCGAGGCGTTTTAATGTATCAAATGAAAGATGCATTTGAAAGCATGGGAGAAAAGGTCGGAATAATTGGGGATGGAAATCTTTCTATAAAAAGGGGTTTTAATGTTGGCATGGTGCAAACTTTTGCTTCTATGCTAAAAGATCCTGAAAGGGTTGAACAAACAAAGCGTCTGTTGGAAAAGTTTGAGTTCGTCATCTTGGAAGAAGCTCATGAAATAAGTGGCAATAGCTATTACGAAATTCTAAAGCTATGCACAAATGCAAATTATCGGCTTGCGCTTACCGCAACTCCATTCATGAAATCAAATGGCGAAGATAATATGCGACTTCATGCGGCAGTTGGTGGTGTTGGAATTCATGTTGATGAAAATACGCTCATCGAAAGAGGAATTCTGGCAAAACCTTATTTTAAATTTATTTCTACCGACAAGCCTCGATTCTTATTTAAAACAACTTCATGGCAAGCCGCTTATCGTATTGGCATTGTGGAAAATGAATTTAGAAACAAAGCCATTGTGTTTGAAGTCGAAAGAGCAACAAAGTACGGCTTAAAGTCAATGATACTGGTGCAACATAAAGCGCATGGCGCTCATCTTAAAGAGATGCTAAGTAAAATAGGCATTAAATGCTTATTTATGTACGGAGAACACTCTCAGTACGAAAGAAAATCCGCACTTGATCAACTAAAGACTGGAAAAATTCACGCACTCATAGGCTCTACCATTTTAGATGTTGGGGTTGATGTGCCAGCAGTTGGCATGATTGTTTTAGCCGGTGGTGGCAAAGCAGAGGTCGCTTTAAGACAAAGAATAGGAAGAGGACTTAGAGCAAAGTCAGGTGATGTTGAAAATGTTGCCTATATTGTTGATTTTATTGATGAATATAATAAGCATCTGCGGCTACATGCCATCACCAGAAGAAAAATTATTGAATCGACTAATGGATTCGCTCAAGGAATATTGTCAGTAGGTGCTGATTTTAAATTATGAACAAACGGGTTTTTACTGGCAATAAAAAAGCCGTGATGACTGGCTGGAAAAGAGTTAGTTATGATGATATTACCAAGACAGCAATTCAAGCCAATCTTTCATCTTACGCAACCATGCTTATAAAAGACTTCTCTCACAATTTAGGAATAAGCGAAACTCGATTCATTGAAATAGCGATAACCAGTGCCACTATCGGTTCGAGCAATTGGAATACAGCTTCAAATCGCTTTGAGCGAGTAAGGCAAGAAAGAAGTTATTTAAAAATGCTAAAAGGGAGACTAATTAAACGTCAAAACAAAGATAGTGAAGATATAAAGCCCGAAAGTAGTGAATTAAAAGAGCTGTTTGAACGAATTGTTAATGACAATATATATGGAAAACAACTTGAGCAACTTCTTCACTCAAAAGGACTGGCTTTTACATCAAAAAATATAACCTATGAAGAGACTGACGGGAATGAGGACGATGAAGAAGAAGAAGGTTAAGAAAAAAGAGCCTGAGATTTTTATACGAGCATCTGTAACTTTGGAAACAAAGAACATGATCGTCACAATGGCTAGAAAGTTGGGCGTATCGCAAGCTGTATTATGCGGAATGTGGGTATCTCAGTTTAATCCCAATGATGAAATGCTGGTTGAAAAAATCCGACATGCTAAAGCAAAGGCTGAAGTTGATCGACTTACCAAAACACGAATATCACTAATGGCACAACTGCGAACAAAAGGCATTATGCAAGAGCTTGTGGATTTAGATAATTCAGACCTAAATATGATGTTGCATAAAATAAAGAATCGTTTAAATAAGTAACTGGTGACTTATGCTTTATAAATATATTGTGTCTTTTAGCATTATTGGGGCAAACAAATACATCTCTACCGTAATTCACTCGGAAAAGGACGCTCTTTTAATAAATGATAGCGATATAAACAAAATTCTTGAGCGTATATATGGAATTAAACGCTCTTACATTTCCAACGTTAACTACAGCGAATATCACAATGAAACGATTTAATATAAGAAGTCAGATGGATAAAATTTTATATGAGGAAAATAATGCAAATGGAGATTGGTGTAGATACGAAGATGTTTTGGCAGGCGAGTTAGAAAATCGAACTTATTGGCTAAGTATTGCCGATCTTTACATAAATAAGGCTATTAAAAATACCAGCTTTTGGAGAATTACAGCGTTAACCTGTTTTTCTTTATTTTTAGCCACCTTTGTTGTGCTAATTGAAAAATGACTTACGTTGAACAAGTTGGCAAATATTTTGTAGTGATGATCGAATCGGTCGGATTGATGGGCGATTATCAATTGGCTAAATTCAAAAGCAAAAGTATTGCCAAAGAATATTCAAAAAAGGCAAATAGAGAAATTGAAAAGTTCAACAAGAGAATTGAAGATAGGGATTAATCGTTGCAACTGTTTTTGCAACGATTTGAAATATACCTATCACGGTTTACAACGGTTTGCAACGGCTTATTAATCTTTGGCAAGATGTAAGCTATTGATTATATTAACATTTATATACGTTTACGGGATTCATAACCCCGGGGTCGGTGGTTCAAATCCACCTATCGCCACCATATATATCAAGGGCTTAGGTGAATTTCAGTCTCGTTACATTTCCGCTTGCAACCGTTTTTGCAACGATTCCTGAAATACTGTTAGCATGTTTAGAAAGATGTTCAGGTGCGAGATGGGCATATCGAAGGACCATCTCGTAGCTTGACCATCCACCCAATTCCTGTAAAACATTTAAAGGTGTTCCTGCTTGTACATGCCAACTTGCCCATGTATGTCGCAAACCATGCCAACAAAAATCTTCAATACCCACTCTATCTAATGCATTTCTCCACGCCTTTGTGGATACCTGCACTATCGGCTTACCTTTATAAGTGAATACTCGTCTTTTGTGATTGCCTATTTGCTGACGCAATATATCTAAGGCATCTTGATTTAACGGTACTCTGATTGATTTGCCATTTTTGGCTTGATCCGCATGTATCCACGCAATTCTATTTTGCATATCAATCTGCGACCACTCCAACCCTGTGACATTACTTGCTCTCAATCCTGTCGATAATGTAAACAACATCATCGCACGACTATGAGGTTGTAATTCAGCAGCCAATTTCTCCGCTTCTGACCTCGTTAACCACCGAAGTCGCTCATTAGACTCTTTAAACTGTCTAACGTAAGGCGCTGAATCAATCCATAACCATTTCTTACATGCCTTATTTAAAATGGCTCTGACAATGCCCGTTGTTCTGTTGCATCGTGTAGTTCCTGCAACTTTTAGCTTTGCCTTGATGATGCGTTCAATAACATCAGTAGTAATATCATCAAGAGCCATATCATTTAGATAAGGCGCTAACCATCTTAAGTGCCCCTTCTCTGTTTCAATCGATTTGTTTTCAGACTCCTTTAACCAACGAATAACTGCATCTTGCCACAAGTAAATTGGCTTAGATGTTTGAGGTGCATTTAGTTCATCTGAGTAAGCTTGTGCCTCGATTGCTCTTGCTTCCTCTTTGTTGCTGGTGCCAGTAGATCGATATACAACTTTTCCTTTGACGCTGAACTTGTAATACCAGATTTCTTTTCTTTTAAAGAGCATTTTATTACCTTCTCCTTGCTCACATCTTGCCGACTATTAGTGTACTGCGATCTTAACCAGTCAAACAAGTCGCTCTCAATGAATACCCAACGCTTTCCTGGCTTTGCCGCAGGGATTTCTCCCGATGCCGCTTTTGCCTGTAGTGTCGATGGATGAATTTTCAGAAGCTCTGCGGCTTCTTCAAGATTTAGCGTTACCATATATATAGAGTCACAACTAACCCTTGCATCAGAGTTGCAATATTTTTCATAGTAAATTATTTCGCTGTTTAGAATTGGAGCCACCGAGAGGAATCGAACCCCCAACCCTCTGATTACAAGTCAGATGCTCTACCGATTGAGCTACAGTGGCATTTTGGAAAAACATACTTAATATTCATTTATTCTGACAAATAAATCTTTCGCAGTGTGTCAGCACCACCGATTGCCCCCATGCCATTTGTTTGCACTAGAACAACCGTCAAATATGTTTTTCTAAAATTAAAAGTATTTCAACACAACATCGTCCTACTGTGACCTTAGAGTGTGTAATAGTTGATTGATACAATCAACCCAAATACTTTTAATAAAACACACTATAGAATAGTTTTAGTCGCCTCTATTCTTAACGAGTAAGCGAATTTATATAAACTCGATTAATGTGTTTTATTAAATACTTTTAAGAATATACTGATTCGCATTAACACTGCGATTCGATCAGTTTTACCCAACCCTTATGGTCATGCTCCATAGCTCAGTATATTCTTAAAAGTGCCGTCTTTGACTTCCGCTACGCAGTTATCACATCTTTCGACATTGATGTTTTTTTGCAAGTTTGGCTGGCAAGGCAGGGATCGAACCTGCGACAATCTGATTAACAGTCAGGTGTTCTACCGCTGAACTACTCGCCAATAAACTTTATTTTTTAAGACTTAAAACCTTTAACCTATTGATAATCTTATCTTTATCTCTAGGTCGCTTACTTTCGCTTAACAACTTTTCCAACTGTAATTGATTCAAAGGCTTAATTCTGGCTTTACCGCCAATAGTTGTCTTAGGATTTCTTTTACGCATCTTAATTCAAAAGTAAGTAATTGGTGACTTATTATAACCAATAATTTTAAATCAGTGTTTTATTTTTTCTTTACTGCCTTTACAGTTAAACACTTGCCTTGTAGGTGTAGAGTTCGTTGGCGTACAAAATTGAGCTTTTCCATAAGCTGTTCTTTCTACCCTATCCTTCTTTTTTCCTTCTTCTGCTGTTTGATATTGCATATTCACCACATTATCTAATCCGCCCATTTCTAAAGCGCAAACATGATCAACCACATATCCTTTTCTGCCTGTTGGATAGCCATTTTGTTTATCAAATTGATGCTTTACAGAAGCCGATCGACAAGCGGTTGCCGCTTCTGCCTCTTCATCTCCTAAAAATAACATCGCTAAAATGATAAAGAATGCCATCAACGATAAGGCATCAATAATATTATCTCTGTATCTGTTTTCCATCTTCATAATCTCGTAAGTCACTGATTACTTATTATATTACAAATAAAAAGCTTTGTAATCTCATTACCAAATCAAATGCAGTAAATAGTGTTATACTGCAATTTTTAATTTGCTGTATAAAATACTATGACTATTACCAAAAAAATTGCTGACTCAAGAAGAACCATCACCCTAACATCGGAAACTGGAGATAAGCTTAAAGCCTTCGCTAGAAAACATAATTTAAAAATGTATGAAGCCGTAGACTCTATGGTTGATGTTATTAATGACAATGAAGAAGTTGGTAACATGGTCGCTAAATTAACTAAAGAACGATCTCATTTTAAAAAAGCCGACAACGAAATCTTTTCAAAGAAGGTGGGTAAGTTACCTACTGATCTTCAGGACAAACTTAAATCCATGTCAACTGAACAACTCTCGGCTTTTCTGAGCAAAGCTGGCTTATAAAAGGGCTATTTAGAAACTATCTCGATTGACAAAGATAAGGGGCTTTAGCCCCTTTTTTTGTTCGACTAAGTTTAATGTCCAAAATAATCAAGTGGTTAGGCGGTTAATGGGTATAAGGATTCAATTGTAAATAGGTCGGCTAGGGTATAAGGATTCATAATCCAGATAGGCGGCTAGGATATAAGGGGTCGTTATTTTCGAGGAGGAATGTTGGGGTGGAGGTAGACCACACAGCAAAATCGCTCTAGGACTTCGACTATTTTAAAAATAAATAGTGAGCGAGTTTTTTAGACTCGCTCACTATTAACAAGCTTAATTGATCATCAATCTAGTATCTTTACTCAATTTATTGATGATCATAGTTTTTTCATCAATTGAAGTATCAACACTGATAATTTTAAAAAATGCTAACGCTTTAACTGCGTTAGATATTCTACTGTAACATTGTGTCGTGTCGATCATGATACGTTCAATGCTAGCACTAACATTTTGATCTTTGCTTGTTAGCTTGTTAATTGACGCGATAGCATAATCAATTATTGAGCTATATTTTGCGTCATTATTTAGATACTTTGCAACGTCAAGTATACGTTGCGCAGTCTTATAATTTTTAGCATCAAGTAAATATTCAAGTGCTTGCTCACTGCTAGCATTGACAATTATTGTTAAAACTTCAATTGAAGTTTTGCAAAAAATTGCATTCACTTTTAATCTATTAATCATGTTTTTTTGCAGTGCAATTGCTTTGTCATCTGACACTGCAATTAAATTAGATTGCAAAGATACTTCTACTTCATTAGCTTTAAAAGATACTGCGTTTAATAATTTGCTCATTTTAATATACTCATATTAGAGAAAAAGAAGCTTAACAAGCTTGTTAAGCAGTTAAGCGAATCACTTAACTTGCTGACTATTTTACAGAAAAAAACAAATAATGCAAATTATTTTTTAGTTCATTTTTTATGCTTGCAAGCTATTGATTTATATAATAAAAAAGTGAATTTAAACGAAAAAGAAAAAGTAATACTAACACATGACTTTCGTATAAACGTCGCTCAAATCGCTTATTTGATAGCTTAAAATCGATTTAATGATTTTATTCTATGCTCAAAATAAAAAATTACTGTAAAATTATTTTCACTTCAATTATTGCAGTTTTTTTATTTGTCAATCTTTTTTGTAATTAAAAATAAATTTGCATTATATTTTTTTTTGTGATAGTGGCAATAACATACTATTTTACTATGTTATTATTGTAACTTATTGATTTTTATACATTTTTAATAATTACTTAGTATTTTACTCTGTTATTATTTGTAAGTTATTGATTTTGTTGATTTATTTTTTTTCCAGAAAAAATCTCCTAATCTGTACAAATTTCCACCCATCAAGTTGCCCCCGATCGCATCCGATTCCGCAGCCGATTTCAGCAGCCGATCGACCACCTAGGTCAAACCTATATAAGCCCGTCCCATGACTCGCCCCAGCTCGGGCAATCATGATGCGGGGCAGCCGATCACCAACAGGCATTTGCCGAGGTAGCTCCAACTTGGTAAGATCAAATCTGTACGGAATTCCAGACCCGATCATTTAGCGGTTATTCCAGACCCGATCACACATGATCAAGCCTGACCGATCGCATGACCTTGGGCATGTAGCAGACAAAAGAAAGGGAGCGTTTAGCTCCCGATCAATTAGAAAGATTTGGCTTTTTTAAACAGAAACAGAGATGATGCGGTTAATGCCATCATAATTAGAATGTCTATCATCTTAGATCT